TCTGTGCGCTGCGGGCGTCGGCGCGCCGCACATCCGCCAGCGTCTCTTCTTCGGAGCAACGCGGCTGGCCGACGCCGGATGCGACAGTGCGAGAAGCCAGCTTGGAGACCGTGCGGAAACGCAGGGAGTTTCGCAAGAGGAACGCGAACCAGAACAACGTGCCGATGTATCTGACGGACGCAGTGCGGGTGGTGATGGACGCGGAGTTCACGGAAGCAATGGGTCTGACACCAGCGGGCTGGCCGACGCCGCAGATGCGGGACTTTCGGTCGGGCGGAGAGGATCGGGTGTCGAACCCAGATCGGTCGAACAATCTGAACGACTTCTCGCTGATGGCGGGCTGGCCGACGCCGATGGCAGGGACGCCAGCGCAGAACGGGAACAACGCGGCGGGGAACAACGACAGCAGCCGGAAGACGGTGGAGTTGGCGGGCTGGCCGACGCCGGCGATGACGGATCACAAGGGCGGCTACGAGGGTGGCCGGATGCGGGACGGGAAGCTCTCGACGGATCGGCTGGATGTGACCGCGCAGATTGCTGGCCCAGCCCGACTAACGGCCACTGGCGAGATGCTGATTGGCTCTTCTGCCGGGATGGAAAGTGGCGGCCAGTTGAACCCGGCACATTCCCGCTGGCTCATGGGTCTGCCCAGCGCGTGGGACGACTGCGCGGTTACGGCAATGCAATCGTTGCCCAAGCAGCGCAAACCTTCATTGAAAGCATGATGGAGATAGCAGAATGACCGAGGCAGACAAACTCCGCGACTACATCGCCCACAAGCAGGGGCAGATCGATCGGCTGCTGGCGACCTATGGCCAGGGCGTGCGCCCGAGCTGGGTCTCAGAAGAGCTTAGTATTTTGTACCACTATCAGGACGACGCAGTGCAAACCTTGAAGCAACTGGAAGATAACAATGCAACAAACAATCCTACTAACTAATCAACTCGCCACGGGCAGCGCCTTCGCCCTGACCGAAGGCTCTAACGAGAACGTCTTTATCCCGTCAAAGGTTATGTTCGGCCATAGCGTGCGCCTCGGCCAAAAGGTGCAGGCTATCGTCGTGCCGAACATGACCCGGCCAGACCGCACGCCTTGGCTGGCCGTGAGCATCTTGGACGCCGATCCTGTATCGCAAGACGATACGTTGGACGCTTTCATCTTGCAAAGCCTAGAGCAAGGGCGAGGCACGGTTCAGGAGATCGCGGAAGACCTGAACCTGAGTGACGCTGTGGTTGCCTCTAATCTGGCCGAGTTGGTCGCAGCCGGGCGTGTGGTGCGGCTTGTCTGCTACGACCTGCCGGAGGAGGACGAATGATGTTCTGGAACAGAGAACCAAAGACCCTGCCCGTGCGTGACGTGCAGTCCGAGGCGGTGGCAGCTATCATTCAAGGGTCGGCTGTGCTGCCCAGCAAGCGGCTGACCAACGCGATCTACACCGCCTTGCTGGACAACCGCGACATGTCGGTGGCGGAGTTGGACGATCTGGCCAACAAAATCTCGCGGCTGGCTTGGAACAGGGGGCGGAAATGAGAGACTTCTGGGACAACATCGTGCCGCTGGCAATCACCGCCGTTGCGGGACTATTTTTCTACGGCATGGGGCAAATTATTTTCGCTGACTTGGAGCGCGGTCAGGTGCGCTACGAACAGTGCATCGCAGCCGACAAGCTCAACAGTAAGCGGTCTTGCGAGGCAGCGATTGAATTTGTTCGTGATAACGCGCACATCGTTGTCATGGAGTGCGTACCGAAATGACCGGGCTTCACCCAGACTATGGCCTGACCGACCAACTCCGCGTCGAGGCCCCGCGCTCTGCTGCGCGCTTCGGAGTGCAGCATGCGGCGGCTCTTTATGACGTTTCGCCAGCCAGCTTGTACAAGTGGCGCAAGGTGCCAGCACTGGTGGCGCAGATGATGGAGGTGGACGATGAGTGACGCAGAGCTTCTCAAACTACTGTGGAAAGGTGTCGCTGACGTTGAGCAACAGCAAGAAGCCGCCGACCGCATCGAAGCCCTGACGGCCAAGCTGGCCAAGGCGGTGGAGGGACTTCATGCAGTGGTTCAGCACGAAGCCAGCACCTTCTTTGGTTCAGATGGCGAGAAGAACAAGCGGGCAAGCTGGCGTGGCGTGATGCGTAAAGTCCGCGCCACCCTCGCAGAGATCAAAGGAGAGAGCCATGAGTGACATCCGCGTTTTGAAGGGCGACGGCAAGCGGGCCGAGGACGTGACCGGGGAACTGGGCGACCGCATCAAGGCCCTGATCTATGAGTATGACGGGCGCATCACCCTCGCTGCTGCCATTGGCGTCCTGCATCTTGTCGCAGACGATATTATCCGAGACCATGACTAGAGCGGCAAGCGATAGCCCAGCGGCCCGCGCCCTGCGCGCCGCAGGCTACGTCAAGCTGCCGGGTTGGTGGGTTACGCAAGAGCAACTGGAACTGATAGAATACATGGCAAGGCAGAACTTGCCTGAAATCGAAGCCATCAAGGAGAGAGCAATTGGCTGGCGGAAAGAGAATTACTAGAGACATGATCGAAGCCGCAGAGGAGCGCGGCTGGAACGCAGCAATGACTGCGCGCCACTACGGGATGCACCGCAAGTCGATTGAGGCAGCAGCAGAGCGCTTCGGGATTTTCCTGCCTCTTGGGCAGTCATGGACGCCCACAGCGCAGAGGCTGGAGACGCTGGCCATGAAGGCAGCAGAGCGCGCCGAGGCAACGCAGCCAGTCAGCAAGCCTGTCTGGTCGTGCAGCGAGGCGTCGATCAAGAAAGCGCTGGCCAAACTGGAAGCGCAGAAAAAAGCTGCAATGGCGGCGAAGTAGCCCCTTGCCACCGCCGCAGAGCGCGGTATCAATAGCACTGAGGGGCGCACACAAGCTAGAAAACCGTCACGGGTGGACTTGTGTTGGTCGAAGATCAGACTGCGCTACGGCTTATCATCGCCAGCGCCCCTCACACCTTCCCACGGAGAGAGCATGACACACAGAGAGACCCTTCTTGAAGAAGCAGCCCGCCTGACTTCTGGGGACCGCAACGCCTCTTACGGCGCGCCCCACACCAACCTGACTCACATGGCAGGTATGGCGTCTGCCTACCTGAGCGGCAAATACGGCCTGTCTGTTGACTTGAACGCCGAGGACATGGCGTGGATCATGGTCATGGCGAAAATCTCCCGCACTGTCGCCACCTTGAAGGACGACAACTATGTGGACGCAGCGGCCTACAGTGCCATCGCTGGCGAGTGCCGCACGATCATCGACAAAATGACTGCTTGACACTGTGGCCGAGTCCCGCCAGACTATCCTAGACACAAAACACTGACACACGCGACACTGCTATGACCCAGACCAACTGCCTTACCAGCCTGCCTGTCTCACTAGAGCGCGACCTGAACATCCTTGGTGTTCGGAGCGCTTCTTCTTTTGCTGTGCGGCTGACCAAGGCACTGCCCGTGTCATCCCAGAAAACCGTGCTAGACGAAAACGGCAACCCGGAGTTTTGATATGACCCTAGACCTTATTTCCCGCATCAGCGGTAGCGTAGCCGCGCAGAAGTCTGACTGGCCCCTCTACGACGACGAGGAAGGGCGCTTGGACCGCAACGCTGTGCTGACGGCGTCTGAGAACCTGCGCTGCTTGCGCGAACTGAAGTTTGCAAAGTCAGAGTCCCGACAGGGCGACCGCTGGGGCATGGCGCAGCGCGGTCACGCTGTCGAGGCGTGGGTGGTCGATCAGATCATGGCTTCGCTTGGTGTAGGCGAGTTTGTCGATCTGGCTGGAGACGGCCAGCGGTCCTTCCTCTGCGACGAGGCTGGCCTGTCGGGGACGCCAGACGGCCTCTTTACCAAGGACGGCGCACACATGCTGCTGGAGTTTAAGTCTGCCGATCCGCGCACCAATCTCGAAGGCATGACTGCGCCCAAGCCGCAGCACTTGGCGCAAGTGCAGCAAAATATGTGGCTGCTGAATTTCCACAACATCCCTGTGGAGCAGGCGGTCGTCCTCTACGTTGACGCCTCTGACTTCCAGCGGATGCGGCAATTCAATGTGGTCTATGACGGCGGCGAGACGGCGCGGCGCGCTGAAATCCGCGCTGGGCTGCTGTTCGACGCCACCAGCCCCGCCTCGTTGCCTGCCGAGGGGCTGACCAACAACGGCTGCACCTACTGCCAATTCAAGGAGGAGTGCAGCGCGATCCAAGTGGCGCAGGGCGAGAAGCGCAAGGAGACGAAGCCGGAGATGCCCGCCTTCGCCCCACGCGGCGTGACTGAGTCAGTCAGGGAATACGGCTCTATCAAGGAGCAGATCAAAGCATTGGAAGCGCGGGCAGATGACCTGAGCGCGACCATCAAGGAATACGCTGTAGCCGAGAACCGCATGGTGTTCGAGACTGCCGCGTATAGCGTCAAAGTCACGGAAGTGGCTGGGCGCAAGACGCTGGACGTTAAAGCCTACGAGGCTGCGACGGGCGTCAAATCGGACGACTTCTACAAGGTCGGCAAGCCGTCGATCCGACTGGAAGTGGCCGCGAAGACAGAAAACTGAAACACGCCAAAAGGAGACACTCTATGGCTAACGACATCGTCAACTCGCCCTTCGGAAAGGGCGTCGCTCTCACCAACGCTGCTGCTATGGCAGACGCTCTGACTGCGTCCGCGCAGCAAGGCCAGATCGGCGGCGCTCCAGATGGTTCCGTCTACCTCAACTTCACGGGTAAGCGGGGCGTCTACGAGTTCGGCAAGGACAAGGAAGACCTTGACCCGTCCGAAATCTGGCTGGTGAACATCGCTTCCTTCGAGGAAGGGTTCGTCTGCTGGAAGGGCGGCAAGACTGCGGCCACCCGCATGGCCAACATCTACAGCGGCCAGCACATCGCCACGCCTGCCCACGACGAGATGGGGCCGTTCAACGCTGCTCAGGGCGAAGGCTGGTTCCCAGCGAAGTCGATGGTCATCAAGTCCATCGAAGCCGACGACCGCCAAGGCTACTGGAAGATCAACTCCAAGTCTGGCGTCGCCGTCTTTGCTGACTTGCAGTCACAGGTGGCCGAGCGCCTGCGCGCTGGCCGTGCTTGCTGGCCTCTGGTCCGTTGCGGCAAGGAGAAGTTTGAGGCTCAGGGCCAGAAAAACTACAAGCCCAAGCTGGACGTTTACGGCTGGCTTTCGCAGGAAGCTGTGGGCGAATTGGCTGCTGATCCTGAAGCTGACATCGACGAACTGATCCAGTCTTCGGAAGGCGGCGCGCTGCCTGCTCCCGCCCGTCGCCGTCGCGGCGTCCTCTGAAACTGCAAAGCCCCCGGCGACCAAACCGGGGGCTTTGTGCTTCTCGAAAGAAGCAAGGTTCTGCTAAGACCTGAAGGAAGATTAGAATGACTAGCCCTGTCAGTCAATACCGCCTTGTTCTATCACATTCCGAGGCGCTCCACATAATCGCAGAAATCGCCAAGTCTGGGCAGGTCCACGCGCTCGATTTCGAGACGACTGGACTGCGGCCACAGCTTGCGGACGTGCGCCTGACTTGCATCAGCGGGCCTGCGGGCAACTATGTCATCGACCATCTGCACTGCGCGCCCTTTGCGGACTACGCGCTGGCTTTAGCAGAGGCTTGCCCGTGGGCGGTGTTCAATGCCGGGTTTGAGGGGCGCTGGTTCGACTACGCCACTGACGGCCCCGATGTGGTCCTCTACGACGTTGGTGTTATGTCGAAGGCGAAGCTGGGCGGGCGGCCCTTGAGCCTTGCGGACATGGTGAAGCGCGATCTGGGCAAGACACGCGACAACAAGCACCTGCAAACCTCTGACTGGTCGCAGGCAGACCTGACGTGGGAGCAGTATGACTACGGCTTCGAGGATGCCAATGACACATATGAGCTTTACAAGCTATGGGACGAGGCGCTGACTTCCCAGCAGTGGGCGGGCTTCCGCGTCCTCAACGACGCTTGGCGCGGCACTGCCGAGATGGAAGACACGGGCATGGTGATCGACGAGCGGCACCACAGCCGCCTGATCCATATGTGGACGCTGCGCCGCGCCGCTGCCGAGAAGACGCTGCGCCGCTACACGCCAGAGAACCTTATTGCGAACCTGCGGTCCAAGAAGCAACTTTCTGACTTCATCAAGACTGTGCTGGACGAGACAAGCCTGCGGGCGTGGCCTAAGACCGACAAGTCTGAGCAACTGCAAACAGACCGCAAGCAACTGCGGCAGGCGTCCTTCAGATCGCCCTACCCGTTCTCGCGCTGGCTGGCGGCGCTGATGGTGTTCAACCGCGCTGAGAAGTATCTTGGCACCTACGGCGAGACCCTGCTGACCAAGCAGCACTTGGCTGGCCGCGTCTACGGGCGCTTCAACATCGCGCAGGCGGTCACAGGGCGCTATTCGTCATCGAACCCAAACCTCCAGAACATCCCGCGCAACCCGATGGTGCGGCGCTCCTTCATCGCCCCGCCCAATACCGAGATGGTGCTGGCCGACTACAGCGGTATCGAACTGCGCGTCTTGGCTGAAGTCAGCAATGACTGGCAACTCAAGCAGGACGTGATCTTCGGAGACGTTCACGCCGAGTCGGCCATCACGCTGTTCCGCGTCCCCGGCGACGAGTTTAAGGCCCGCCTGAAGGCCAAAGACCCCCGCGCCAAGGAGATGCGGTCGAAGGCCAAAGCCTTCAGCTTCCAGCTTACCTACGGGGCGGGCAACGCGGCTCTGGCAGTCGTGCTGCGCTGCTCTGACTCTGAGGCTGCGGAGTTTGTGGAGAAGTGGGCCGACCGCTACCCTAACGCCTACGCGCTGCGCCACCGCATGTTCGATCAGATGAATGCCACGGGGCTGCTGCCGATCCAGTCTGGCCGCACTGTCTTCGTCCACAAAAACGAGCGGTCGCTGCCTGTCGCGTCCAACTACCCGATCCAAGGCGCTGCCGCCGACGTGATGTATCGCGCTGTCACGCGCATGAGCCAGAAGGTCTGGGAACTGCCGTTCAAGTCGCGGATGCTGGCCTCTGTGCATGACGAACTGCTGATGCTTGCCGAGGACGGCAGGGGCGAGGAACTGCGCGAAATCATGGTCGAGGAGATGCGGCAGGCTTGGCTGGACATTTTCCCCGGCTCTGAAACCGCCAACCTGTCTGAAAGCGCTGTCGGCCAATCGTGGGCTGCGAAGCCATAACTACTACATCTTGTGTAGCCATAGTGCTGACCACACTATATTCCGTGGCTTCACAGACGAACTGAAACTAGACATACTGACACTTCTGCTAAGGAGACCTGACCATGTTCACTATCGGAGTTGACCCCGGATCGCCCCTGACTATTGGCGTCTTGGTCGAGGGCGAACCCCTCAATGTTTTCAGCGACGAGCAAGTCGCTGTGCAGCTTGTAAAGGCTGGGCGCAAGACTGCGTCTTGGGTCAACCAAGCTGCGCTGATTACGTCCATCCTGCGCGGCCTCAAGGCAGAGGCTGAAGCTGATGGCTACAAGCCTATGGTGGTGATTGAGCGCGTCACCATTCGACCGAACGAAAGCCTGAGCGCAGGCATCCCGTTTGTCGGGTCGATGTTCTTGGTCGAAGGCATCTGCTCTGGACTTCGGTTGCCGTGCCGCTTGGTGCCGCCGAGCGTCTGGAAGCCTGCGCTCAAAATCCCCGTCACCCTCCAGAACCCCAAGGAGCCTGCGCGGCTGCGCGCTCTCGAAGTGTGGCCGGATCGCGCTGATATGTTCACGCGCAAGAAGGACCACAATCGCGCTGAGTCGCTGCTGATCGCCCGCTACTGGGATGAAATTGGATCGAAGGCATGAACGTGCAAAATCCTGTAGCCGCCGATCTGATCGAAGCTGCAATTGAGTGGGCTGAGGCTGGCATCCCTGTCTTCCCGACAGGCGAAGACAAGCGGCCCCTGACTAAGAATGGCTTCTACGACGCCAGCACCGATCCTGAGACCATCGAAGCGATGTTCAAGGACGTTGGTGCGCGTCTGCATG